ACATTTAATGTTTTCTTTGAAAGGCCTCCTCTAGTAATTTTATTTAAAAGATCAATATCGAAAGGTATTTTTTCTTCTTTTCTGTTATTAAATTCAAAACGCTTAGCGGCATCTTCAATATAATCGTGACCTATGCTAGGGTCAAAACTTACGCCCAGTGCTTCTTGTAGTAGGCTAGGTATTGCATCTTTACTAAGTTGTCTTTCTTTACCCTCGATTATACTAATAGATTTTAATATAGAATTATAAACTGCTTTCTCTTTACAAAATTTTTCCGTCTCATCTACAAGCCAATCCTCACTTGAACTATTATCGAACAAACCTGATAAACACTTTAAATGCTCTTGATAGCTACTTTCATTTAAATCTGAGTTTTGAATATTGACTTCCAGTATTTCTTTAGAGGGTTGTCTGTTATATTTCTCTACGAATTTAATTATATGATTGAATATACCTTTTTCGGCTATTGTTGAAAAATAGTCTTGTTTTAAAAAAGGCATAACTTTTCTGGCGTATTTCTCATTAAAAATAAGCCCGCTTAGTATAAGTGTCTCTAAATTATTCTCCATTCTTTATTTCCATAGCCTCCCTAAGTATGTCATCCAATATTGTTTGAAATACAGTCTTAAATAGATCTCCGTCTAAATCTTCAGTAAGTTCTGTAGGTTTTTTAATAATATGATAATCCACAGCAACTTGTTTATCCTTACCGATTGTAAGTTCGCCTAATTGTAAAAAAACACCTTTGAACTCCCCTGATAATATTTCAACACCCCATTTATTGCCTTCCGCAAAATGCGGTTGGTATAAGTCTCCTCTAAGCATTTAAATATTCCTCTTGTATATCGTTAGTTGTAAGGCTGTCGGTTATTAGACTCGATGCATCCATTTTATATTTTTTTTCTATAAACGTTTGAAACTCTTTTTGAGATAATATCGGTATCCAAAAGTCCTTATTATACGTGTCTTTTAATCTTACTTTTGTTTCTCCGTCTTTGCTGTACCACCCGTTCGATGGCTTAGTTACGAATTTTCCTTCTAAAGCAATGTCCATAAGGCCCGACCACTTACATATACCGCCTTCAAAACTAACTTCTATTGGTATTTTAGATTTTTCTCTAACATATCTTGACTTTTCTATATTAACAATATAATTGTAACCTGATAAAGAGTTACCTTCTTTTTCCTGCTGTCTGCCTATAATAAAAATATTATCAGCTGAATAGTATACACCTGTACCACCCGAAACAACATCTTTAGGAAACATACCCATTTCTTTGTAGGTATGATTAACAACTACCATTGGTAAGTCTTTAATAGTTAGGTGAGGGGTAATCATTCTAAATAAGCTCTTTAACTGTTTTGCTCTTGACATATCAGCGACCTGTTTGCCGTCCAAAGCATCATCGACTTCTTTTCTTGATGCTAGATTGCCAACAGAGTCGACAATAAATATAACCCTATCACCGCGTTCAATATTATTAAGCTGCTGCATAGAATCATGCTTAAGTTGTTCGACATCCGTGACTGGGGTATGTAAGACGCGTGAAGTGTCAATACCAAAGGACTCAAAATAAGACTGAGGAGAACCAAACTCAGAATCATAAAACAATACAACACTATCATTATATTTCTCCATATATGATTTTGCAAGAAGTAAAGCGAAAGATGTTTTAAAGTGTTTAGACGGACCTGCGAACACGGTCAATCCAGGAGTTAAACCTCCATTAAGTTTACCAGATAGTGCTACGTTTAACATTGGAACGGGAGTCTGAATCATATCTTTAGCATTAAAGAACTTAGATTCAGATAATAAACTTGTATCTTTTATTGTTGTATTTTTTTTCAATTTATCTAATAATTCTATCATCACATTATCCCATTAACTTGTAGTATTTTTATTATTATAGCTATTATTATGATAAGTGCAACTGTTAGTAATTCCCTCATGAAAATAAACCGTCTAGAGTAGCTTGTTCTTTAGCAGACCAACCTACGATCTGAACAAGCGTATTTAACGGCTCTAAAAAAGCTTTTTCAAACATCAAATCATAATTAATATAGTTATTAATTCCAAACTGCTCAGGTATTTCCCCGTTAAACGTTATGACGTGCGAGTTTAACGGATTAGGTTCTTTTAAATATAAAAATTTAATTTTATCCCCCTCTTGTATTTTTTGATATAGGTGACCTATGTTTTTTACGTTAAGTAAGTGATTAAAAAGCAAAGCACCTCTAACGTGTATAGGTGTACCTTTTTTATATATGCTGTTATTGTCGAAATATTTACTTATATTATTAACAGATCTTGGAAACGCAATATCTGAATATTTTAGTTTTAACCATCTATCTTCTAAGTTTTGTACGTATGTTCTCAAGTCCGATTCGTTTTTTGTAAGTACGATTGAAACCGCTTCTTTAAGAGCATCTCTAACCGAGGCGGGTGTAGACGATCTAACAATTTCCATACCTAGAACTTTTAACTTAGGTGGGGTATATTGTATTCCTTCTGAATTATGGACGTTCAATGCATAACGTTTTTTAGCAATCCAAATACCGTTATCAGCTATTACTTCTCTTTTAAACGTAATCTTGTTATCAAAGAAATTTAATTTGTCTGATATCTCTTTGCAGGCCTGATCGATCACAGTTGATATTTTATCATTGCAAATTTTATCTAATAACTCTACTTTTTCTACGTCTTTTTTATCCTTAAAAAATTTATCTACAACGTGGTTTAAAGTTAAGTACGTTGAGTCAGTATCTGAATAAAAGGAAAACTCCACATCTTTTGTACCGCATAATTTATTTAAAAATAGATTAAGCTTTTTAGCTACATAACGTATAATATACTGACCAGTCATCGTTATACCTTCGGCAATACGCTTATCGTGAAATCTAAAATATACGTTACCACTTGCACCGTATAAACTATTCATCAAAATTTTAGCTGCCATTTGCTTGGAATTTAAACTTGTTATTAGTTTAACGTATTTTTTATCTTTGGTTTTTTCGTACATCTTCTCAGCCTCTTGCATCTCCTTCTTAGTTTTCTGCCTGAGAGTAAAGTAATGCTGAATTAACTGTGGTAAAAAACCTGGTATGTCTTTTCTAAAACACTGCCCGTTAGCAGCCATAGTAAGTTGTTTATCAGCTATTTGACTGGTATCAATCTTATTGTCTAATAAATCAACTATAGTCTTTTCTTCATCTTTCAAATATTTTTCCCCGTCGACCAACGTTTCTGGTGACATATTTAATGACATCATTATAGACGGGTACAACGATGTTGCATCAAAAGATACAACCCACTTGTACCTATCGGGTTTTGGTTCTTTAACGAATGCACCAATTATACCTCTATCTTCTTCAGCACCAGTTGTAACGTGAACAATATATTTTTTCTTGTAGAGTTTATTCCATATTATACAATCCCACGTTTTCACAGAAGAATATATGTCTGAATAATTACATTTAGCATCGTACGCCATTGTAAGAATTAGATTAATAAGTTTCATCTTATCTTCAAGTTTATCTACAAGCTCCACGTCAACGATATTATATTCTGTAAAGAGCTGCCAGTCGTTACTGTAAAAATCTTTGAACGTGTTATAATTATGTTTGATTTTTTCTTCGCCGAGTTCAGCCTTAGATATAAAATCCAATGAGTAAGACTCTTGAACTTTATAAGAGAACTTTTTATATAGATCCATGTAATCCAGGATAGATACACCTGTCCAGTTGTAGGCTAATGTTGATCTACCTCTTGTTATTGGAACTTCAAAGTTATTAACTATGTTATGCGGTGAACATTCTTGAAGTGCTTTTTCTCCTAGTACTTTAGTTATGCGAGTAGATAAATACGCTATATCGAACAGTTGTACGTTCCAACCTGTGACAATATCTGGATAATCAGATTTCCAATGATCGATGAATTTGCGTAGAAGATCAAACTCATCTTTACATTGAATATAGTTAACATTATCTTGCTGTACGAGGAATGGTTTACAACCAAACGATGTAATTTGTTTTGTATTAAAATCTTGGAGGGTGATGAGCAGTACTTCTTCTTGACCAGTTCTAGTGTCAGGAAAACCATATTCTGTAGAAGTTTCTATATCAAGTGTTACTATTTTAATTTTAGTAATATCAAAAGTAAGGTCATTTGGAAAGACTTTACTTATGAATTGATAAGCGTAATTAGTATTTCCGTATAGAGGAAAATTTGAAACTTCATTATACCTATTGATGTAGTCTTTACAATCACTTATTGAATTAAACGATAATTTCTCAAGCGGTTCATTGAATATTGTTTTGTATTCGGTAGATTTGCTTGTGCGCACGAACATCGTGGGTTTATATGGTATTTTTTCAATTATTCTAACCCCATCTCTCACTGCTCGCAAGTAGACGTAGTTACCGTATGCGTAAACATTTGTATAGAAGATCATTAGATTATTATATGGTATTTTTTAAAGATAATCAAGTAAAAAGGTATATTAAATGGATCCAATAACAGCGCTATCTTTAGCTACCGCCGCTTTTCAAGGTGTTAAGAAAGTGGTGCAAGCAGGTAAGGATGCTGAAGATATATATAAGCAGCTTTCAAAGTGGGCTGGACATATAAGTGATTTAAATGAGTTTATTAACGAAAAGGATGATAAACCAAGAAAGCCTGGAATTTTTGAAAAGATTGGCTTTAAAAAGTCAGCAACAGGTGAAGCCTTTGACCAAATAATTGCAAAAAGAAAAGTAAAAGAAATGGAAGATGAAATACGCCACATGTTCACATGGGGAGAACTTCACCATCTTGGACTTGACGGTTACCGGGAATTTATTCAGCGTAGAAGAAAAATAAAAGAAGAAAGAGCTAAATTAATATACGATCAGAGAAGAAGGAAAAGAAAGTTTCTCAAAATGTGTAGAGATATAACTATTGGTACAACAACTGTATTATTTTCAGTATGGATTATGTGGTTTATGATTGATTTAATTATTAACGCGCCAGGACTGAAAGGAAAAAATAATGGTAAGACAAAAACAAGCCAAGAAATTACAACCGGGATCAATACTCGATAAATATGATGTTGATAATGATGGAGAAATAACTGATAATGAAATACAAGACATACAAGCTATTGAAGAAATAGAAAGAGTTAACAGAAGACAAAGACATCAAAGAATGATGGCATGGTATTCTTTAGTTGGTATGATTAGTTATCCAGCATGTATCATGTTTTGTGAATGGGTAGGTTTGGATAAATCTGCAGATCTTTTAGCTACAATGGCACCAACGTACTTTATTG